GCCTGCTCGGGCGGCAGCCAGTCGATGACGCCGCCCTCGTACACGTGATGCACCGCGGCGGTCTTGTCGCGCGCCAGGACCAGCGGGGCGGTCACAACCCAGCTCATGCGTTGACGCCGTTGATCAGCCACGCAGCGCCCGGCTCCAACACGACCGGCACCGTGGTCCGGCGGGCCCGGATCCGCCACCCGTCGACGTCCTTGTCGCGGATGGACTGCACCTGCAAACCGTTCTCGGTCTGCACGTAATCCGGGGAATTCAGCCGCTCATCAGCGAATCCGCCGAACACGGCGGTGTCGAGAACCAGCGCTTTACCGGTGACCGGCGCGTTCGGGCTGGTGATCCACGTCAACCCGCCGATCTGGCGCATCAGCGAACCACCCAGCCCGGCGACCAGCGGCGTGGCCTGCACACCCGGGTACTCGCGGGGCATCAGCTTAGCCAGCTCGTCGTCGGACACGACGTTGGCGAACACGTCAGGCTCCACGAACACCGCATTGGGCATGTAGCCCTGCTTCAGCTTGATGATGCTGGTGATGGCGCGCATCACGTCCCGCAGGATCTTCACACCGCTGGCCGCTTTCCAGGAGGCGATCGCGTTGGTGTTCTGCGTCACCGCCGACAGGATCGCCGACAACGCGATCGCATCGATGGTGCTGATGTGGCTGTTCATCAGCTTGCGGAATGAGCGTTCGACAACGTTGTAGCGTTGCCGGCTGATCAGCTCGTCGGTGAGCAGCGCGTCGTTGCCCCACTTGACGACGTTGGCCGTCGACGCGGGGCCGGTGCTGATCGGCGTGATCGGGTACTCGCCGCCGGGCGGGACCGCTTTGGGTGCCCGGTCGGCGTAGATGCTTTCGTTCTGCTCGTAGCCGATCGACCCGGATTCGGTGAAGAACTGGCCGGTGAGCAGTTTGTCGGCGACGAACTGCTCATCGCCGATCGAGCGCAGCGCGCGCGCCACCCACGGGGTGTCCTTGAGGAACCGGTTGATGGACAGCACATCGCCGGAAAGCGACGGCGGGTTGACGGGGAACTGAGGCATGGTGACCTAACTTTCTTGTGGTGTGGACCCGGACCTCAGCGGCCCAGCTTGACGAGAACTTTGGAGTTGGCCGCAGCGGACAGCGCGATGCCGACCACCTGCACGTCGTTGGCCGCGCTGGGCGCGCCCTGGTCGGCGACCGCGCCGGCGGCCGCGGGGATCACCAGAGCTCCGGCCGCGATCGCGCCGGATGCGGCCAGCAGGTGAACACCCTGGGTGTAGACGACGACCTGCGCGCCGCTGGCGGCGTCGTGTGCGGCCACGCCGAGCCACGCAGATGATGCCGCCGACGACGGGGCGACGGTGTCATCACCGGACACGACGAGCACCTGCCCGCCGGTCACGGTGGCAGATGTGGTGCGCGGCAGGCGATCCGCCGGCAGGTAGTGCGGGGTGTGCTCAGCCATTGTCAGGCGTCCTTTCCGAAGGTCTTACCGGTGATCTGGGAGAAAACAGTCGCCATCTCGGCGTCCTGCGTGGTGTCTTCGCGGCTGACGCCGTGGCCGATCTCGTCGACCGGGACAGCTTTGTTGGCGGGCAGGGTGGCCAGCAACGCCAACGTGCCGTCGCGGTTCTTCGCGAGTTCGGCGCGCCACGTGTCCGCGCTTTTCGCGTCGATGCGCCCGCTCGCCAGGGCGTCGGTTACGGCGGCCTCGTTGTCGGCCTGCACCTGCGCGTCGCGGCGCGCCGACAGATCGGCGACGGTGGCCACCAGCTGGTCGTACTGCGCGGTGTTCACCAGCTTCTGACCGAACTTCGCGGCGACCTTGGCGGCCTCCTCGATCGTCACATCCGGCGGCGCCTGCTCGGTGTCGGGCAGGTTGGTGATCGCCTCATTGATGGCGTCTTCGTCGGCGTCGGCGTCAAGGCCGAGCTTCTGGAGCGCGCTCTCACTCAGTGCCACGGTGGGCTCCTTTCTATCGGCCCCGGCCTGTTTGGCCCGAGGGGTCTTGTTGTGCGCCCGCCGGGTTGGCGGTGCGGGCGCATTCACGCGTCCGGCGTGGTTGAAGATCGACAGGTCGAACCGGTTCTTCGGGGCCACTTTCGGCGCGTCGAGGACACGGTCAGCGAGGCCTGCGTCCACGGCTTCCTGCGCCGACCACCACGTCTCGGCGTTGAGAACCTCGACCCACTCGTCGACGGTGCCGCCGGCCCGGTCAGCGAAGATAGACGCGATATTGGTGGCGATCCGATCCAGGTCGTCAGCCATCTTCCGCATATCGGCCGCATCCCCGACCGTGATCGCCCACGGCAGATGCGCCATCAGTTCGGAGTTGCGCGCCATGATCAGCTCATCGCTGGCGCCGACGGCGATGAACCCCGCCGACGACGCCGCATAGCCGTCGACGGTGGTCACCACATCGGCCTTGTGCTGGCGCAGGGTGTTCATGATGGCCAGCGCCTCGTACACGTCGCCGCCGGGAGAGTTGATGTGCAGATCGATCGTGGTGACCGAATCGGGCAGCGCCTTGATCTCGTTGCGGAAGTCGCGCGACGTCACACCCCACAGCCAGTCGATCTCGTCGTAGATGTCGACCTGCGCGACCGTGGGGTCGTCGGCTTTGTTCTGGATGCGGTACCACGGCCCAGGCGGTGCGTCGCCGGCGTTGTGGGCCGACTTGTGCCGGTAGCCAGCGGCGCGCAACCGCCCGGCGGTGGCTTCCGCGCGGGCCAGCATGGCCGAAATGTTCTCTGCCACAGCTACATCGCTCCGTCCGTGCCTGTTTCGGGGCCGTTCGTCCCGGTTTCGGGGTCGGGAGCCGGCAGCCCGGCCCTCGCCCGCAGGAACTCCTCGAGCGCCGTGTCCGGCGTCAGCAGTTTGGCGTTCACGAGCATCTGCAGCGCCGCCGCGATCAGCTCCTGGCCGATCTTGTCGAACATCAGCTTCGGTGCCGGCTCATCGGCGCCCCAGTTGCGGTTAACGATGTCCTCGACGACGAACGCCTGCGTGATGTCGCGGATGTCCTCAGCCACCGTCTGCACCGACTGGTCGAACGTCCCCGCCTGCACGTCGGCCAGCGCGTAGCTGCCGCCCTTGCCCTCCAGATTCAGGAAGTGGGCAAGCACCACCAGCGCCATCGCGTGGTCGTGGTACTCGATCGCGCGCCGCGGATCCATCGGAGTGCCAGTCGGCGCGGCGATGACGAACGTCTCACCCGATGTCAACGCCAGGCCGGCTGATTCACCACCGCGATACGCCGAGGCAATGTCCCGCAGCTCATCGATGCGTTCCTGATCGTCGGACTCTTGGTCGTTGGCTGTGATAACCGGGACACCGATGCCGTGCCGGCGCGCCGCGGCCGCCTCGATGCGCATCAGCTCGTCTTTCCAAATCCAATGCTTGTACGCCGGCCGCAGCAGGCTATTGCCCACCCATACACCGGGATCCATGTCGTGGCTGTAGACCACCAACCGGTCCACGGGGATCGGATCACCCATCGACGTCGGCGCCATCACCACCATGCCCGGACTGCCGAACGTGCCCGCCGGCCACTGCTGAATCGAGATCAGGCCGCCGTCGCGGTCCACATTCCAGTACGCGATCGACGACTGCGGCCGCGGCGCCAGCTTCCGCAGCGGGAAGAGCCCATCTACCGGTTCGCCGTAGACGATCTCGAACACGCTGTGCCCGTATTGCAGATACCGCAGCGCCTGCTGGAGATGTCGGGCCCACGAGAAATTACCGCGAGTGCGCGGCGTCGGTTTCTTTTCGTCGGCTCCGTCGATCGGCAACCCCATGCTCTTCGCGACGTGCTCGACGATCTCCGGACGGGCGCCATTCGGGCGAATCCGCCACTGCGCGCACCGAATCGGCAGCCCAACAGCCCGGAATACCGACGCCACCCGGGCGTCTTCGCGGATCATCCGGCCGTATGTCCGCACCGAATTCGGCCACGTGCAGTCCGGATTCTGCTCAAACTGGTCGAGCATCGGCAGGCCCCAGGCGGTCATCGACCCCGCAATCGGGTTGAC